TAGAATAGATGTTGTTTGTTTGACTAAGATTGGAAAAGTACAATTAGTAACAGGACTACCTTCACCACTACCACAAAAACCAGCGAAAGTTGATGATTCTATAGAACTTGCTACTATTACTCTCGAACCATATCTTTGCGATATTGATAATGATGTTTCAGTTACTTCTCTAGAATTCATTCGTTATACAATGAATGATATTAGAAGATTGGAACAAAGAATTAGTAATTTAGAATATTATACTGCATTATCTTTATTAGAAACAAATACTCAAAACTTCTTTATTTCTGATGCAAATGGATTGAACAGATTTAAGTCTGGATTCTTTGTTGATAATTTTGAGAACTTCTTGTCTCAAGATGAGCGTTTTATCAAGAACAGTATTGATACAAAGAACAAGGAATTGAGACCAAGCCATTACACAACTTCAGTTGACCTTATGTTTGGTCCTGTAGTTAATGTAGATGCAACACAAGATCCTACTACTGCTCAAATTGAAGGAGTTAATGTTAGACGTAATAATGGTATCGTTACTCTAGATTATGCTGAAGTTGAATGGTTTAAGCAAGAATTTGCAACTAGATCAGTTAGTGTAACTCCATTTATTGTTCCTTTCTGGAATGGTATTTTATCGTTAACACCACAATCAGATACATGGACAGATACTGTCAGAATACAAGCCAGAACAATTGTAGAAGGTAATTTCTCACAGCAAGTAGCAAGAGCTCGTGCAATTTTAGGAAGAGATCCTCAGATTGGATTTGTTGATACTGCATGGGATTCTTGGCAAGTAACGTGGGCAGGTGCAACATTTGATAGGTCAACTGCTAGAAGGGTGAACAGAAATGATGGAAGATGGAGAATTACAGAACGACGAACTGAAACACAAACTCTACAAGAACAGCGTAGACAAAGATCTGGTAGAGAAGTTTTAGTAACAGAAACTAGAAATGACGTTTCTCTTGGTGATAGACTAGTAAGTAGAGAACTTATTACCTTTGTAAGGTCAAGAAATATTCAGTTTACTGCTCAAGGTATTAAACCCTTAACTAGAGTTTATGCTTTCTTTGCTGGTAGGGAAGTATCACGTTTCTGTGTTCCTAAGTTATTGCAAATAAGCATGTCAACAGGTGCATTCCAAGTTGGAGAAACTGTAATTGGAAGAATGAACTCTGGTTCAAATAGAAATAGTTCTTCTGCTTATATTCAATTTAGAGTTGCAAATCCTAATCATAGAACAGGTTCATTTAATGTTCCTTCAAGAACCTATGCAGAAGACCCATATACAACAGGTTCCATCCCTACAACATATACATCTTCATCAACTCTATTGAATGTAGATGTCGCTGGATTAGCAGATATAAGTCAAACTGACTTCTATGGGTGGGTTGCTTCTGGAATGCTTCTTACAGGTCAATCTAGTGGTGCTCAAGCAACTATTAGTAGTGTACGTTTAATTTCTTCACTATCAGGTTCTTTATTAGGTTCTTTCTTTATTCCTAATCCAAACAATAATACTTTCCCCAGTTTTGAAACTGGTAGATCTTTGTTTAGATTATCAAGTGATGCTGGCAATGCTCTAGGTGCTACTACGACTGCAGAACAAGATTATATGGCACAAGGTTCTCTTGATACTGTAAGAGAAGATATTATTTCAACTAGAAATGCAACAGTTAGAATTAACGAAGTCACACAAAATGACACTATAAACGCTGTATTAAATCAAGTAGTAACAACGGAGGAACTTAGTAGAAACTGGCAAGGAGGTGATCCTTTAGCACAATCATTTACTATTGATAATCCTGAAGGTGTATTCTTAACTAGGTGTGATGTTTTCTTTAGAACAAAAGATGACACGGATGTTCCTGTTATATTCTCTATCAGAACTATGGAGAATGGAGTACCTACACAAAATATAGTTCCATTATCACAGGTATCATTAGATCCTGATGAAGTAGTATTATCTACTGATGCTACTCAGTCTACTACTTTCCAATTTGATGCACCTGTTTATCTTGAAGCAGGTAGAGAATATGCAATGGTAATGCTATCTAACTCAGCAAAATATAGTGTTTATATTTCTAGAGTTGGTGAAAATGATGTAACTAATCAAACCTTTGTTTCTAATCAACCAATACTTGGAAGTTTGTTTAAATCTCAAAATGCTTCTACATGGGAACCAAGTCAGTGGGAAGATCTTAAGTTTACTCTCTATAGAGCAGACTTTATAGGAAGTGGTTCATTTGATGTTTATAACCCACAGTTAGATATAGGAAATGGACAAATTGCCCAACTAATGCCAGATTCTCTAGAAATAAATTCTAGACAAGTTAGAGTTGGTCTTGGTACAACAGTTGGTGATACAGACTTCTTATTAGGTAATACTGTTGTTCAAGGTGGAACTCAGGCAACTGGTGATTATGTTGGTTCTGCTGGAACTGCAGGTGGTCTTAATATAACCAATGCAGGTTTAGGTTATACTCCAGCATCTGGTCAATTAACCTTTACTGGAGTTAACTTAGTAACTCTTACTGGTAATGGTAGAAATGCAACTGCAAACATTACTATCAATGGTGGATCAATCGTTGCATCTGGAGCAACTATCTCTAACGGTGGTACTGGATATCAAATAGGTGATGTTGTAGGAATAGCAACTATTGGTGCTAATTCTATAGGAAGAAATGCTAAGATGACTGTTACATCTATCGGTAGCACTTCTGAATTAATTCTCGACAATGTTGAAGGCAACTTTGTTGTAGGTTCAGCAAATACTTTGAGTTTCATTAACAATGCTGGTATTACTACAGTATTGAACAATGCAAATGGAGGAGATGTTCAGATAGGTTCTATTGTTTCTGTAAATGATGGATTAACCATCAATGTCAGTCATAAGAATCATGGAATGTATTCTACTGATAATAAAGTCACTTTAGCAAAGGTAGAATCTGATTCTGTTCCAACAAAACTTGCTACTGCTTACCCTGTAGGATCTACAGCAGCAATATCAGTTGAAAATGCTGGTATCTTTACCAACTATGAGAATGTAGGTGTAGGAACTACTAATGTTGGACTTCTAAGAATAGGTGAAGAAATTATCGAGTATACAAATACTTCAGGTAATACAATTGGTGGAAATATTGTAAGAGGTTCAAATTCAGTTGATTATCCAGTTGGAACTCCAGTTTATAAGTATGAATTGGATGGAGTTGGTTTATGGAGAATTAATGATACCCACGATGTAGTTGATGAAATTAAATTTGATTCCTATAATGTTAAATTGGATATGTCCAAGAAATATAAGGATACAAATGATGATAGAAGTAATGATGCTGGATTCCCACAATTATTCTTCAACAATTCAAAATCTGCTGGTGGTTCTAAGATAACTGCAACTCAAAATATTCCTTTTGAAATTATTACACCTCTAATATCTAATGTAACTCTTCCACAGACAAGCATTAGTGCTGATGTAAGAACTGTTACAGGAACTAGTTTAGGTGGTAATGAAATATCATTCCTTGATACTGGTTTTGATGCTGTAGTTCCAAATGAAAGCAATTACTTAAATACACCAAGATTGATTGCTTCAAAGGTAAATGCAGACAATAAATTAACAACTCTTCCTGGTAATAAGTCTTTGAATATGAAGTTTACACTTAATACAACTAACAGTTGGATAAGTCCTGTAATTGATGGTGAAAGGATTAGTGCAATATTAACTTCTAATAGAATTAATAATCCAGTAACAAATTACGCTACTAACGCACAAGTAAAAACTATTGATAATGATCCTAATGCATGTCAATATATCTCCAAAGAAATGGAATTGGAAAATTCTGCCACTTCCTTGAAAATAATATTAGATGCTCATATTAATGTTAATACAGACATTAGAGCATTCTATGCAGTCAATACTCAACCAGGAATTGAACCTGTGTTTGTTCCATTTCCTGGACATGCAAACTTGAACAAGAATGGAGAAATTATTGACCCTGCGGATAATGATGGTTCGACAGATGATTTTATTACAAAATCAAATAGTTATGGACAAGATGCTAAAGATCTTGATTATGTTGAATATACATTTACTGCAGATGAATTGCCTTCATATAGGTATTACAGAATTAAACTCGTGATGACTTCAACATCGCAGGTACATGTACCTCGTGCAAGAAGATTGAGAGTGATGGCATTAGCATGATTAACGTAGAAGGTAATGCGGATCTCAAACGAGATCCCAAATCAAATGCTATTATTAACACTAATGCTTCCGATTATGAAAGATATGTGACACGTCGTAAAGTAAAAGCAAAAGAAAACGATAAAGTAACAAATATGGAAGAGGATCTTGCTAATTTAAAGAATGAAATGAATGAAATCAAATCTTTACTTAAGGAGTTAGTCTACAATGTCAAGTAAGAATTTAACATTTGATCCCACAGCAGGAGTGCCTTATGCTGCTAATTTGACTCTTTATTCTGGTGCTGATTTTAACGCAAAATTTAATGTTGTTGATACTTCCAATTCTCCATATAATTTTACAGGATATACTGCATCATCCCAGATGCAAAAAAGTGCAGGTATAGGTGCAACCACAGTTCCTACTACTACTTTTAATGTTGGATTTACAAGTGCAGCAGGAGGTGTTTTTGAAGTATCAGTGGGTTCTACAGATACTAGAACACTGGCAGAAGGAAGATATGTTTATAACGTTTTAGTTAGTTCAGGTTCTACGATTTATAATATAGTAAATGGAAATATCTTAGTTTATGCAGGTATTTCTTCTGCTCCCTAAATAATAGAAAGGTATAGTGTATAAATGGCACAACCAGCAAGTAGACAAGAATTTATCAACTATTGCAAAAGGCAATTGGGTGCTCCTGTTTTGGAGATAAACGTTGCTGATGAGCAAGTAGAAGATATTGTTGATGATGCACTTCAGTATTTTTATGAAAGACATTTTGATGGTGTTGGGCAGGTATATTTAAAATATAAAGTAACACAAGATGATATTGATAGGGGTAAAGGACCAGGTCAGCCAGGTAATACTGGAATAACAACTACCACTGTAGAAAAAACTGTTGGAGCAACAACACAGTTTGATTATGAAGAAAATAGTAATTACTTACAAGTACCACCAGAAGTTATTGGAGTAACTAAAATATTTCACTTTGATGGTTCTAACACTGTAACAAATAATATGTTTAGTGTTAAATATCAGTTGTTTTTAAATGACATTTATTATTGGGGTGCAACTGAATTATTAACATATGCAATGACAAAGACCTATTTGTCCGACATTGACTTTCTATTGACCACAGAGAAGCAAATAAGGTTCAATCAGAGGCAAGATAGACTGTATTTGGATTTTGATTGGGCAACTATAAATCCTGGTGATTACTTGATTATTGATTGTTTTAGAACAATAAATGCTAATGATTATGCTAGAGTTTGGAATGATTCTTTCTTAAAGAAATATACAACGGCATTAATGAAGAAACAATGGGGTCAAAATTTACTTAAATTCCAAGGAGTTAAATTACCAGGTGGTATTGAATTAAATGGAAGACAAATTTACGATGATGGTGAAAAGGACTTAGAAGTCATCAGAGAAATGATGTCCAATACTTATGAACTTCCACCTTTAGATATGATAGGTTAATATAGTGCTCAATCCCTTTTTTCAACAAGGAGCAAGATCTGAACAGAATTTAGTTCAGGATTTAATCAACGAACAGTTGAGGATGTATGGTGTTGAAGTACATTATATGCCTAGAAAATATGTTGAAGAAAATAAGATAATAAGAGAAGTAGTACAATCTAAGTTTGATGACGCATATCCTTTAGAGGCATATGTAGATACTTTTGATGGATATGGAGAGAATCCAGTTCTTCTAACCAAGTTTGGTATTGAAGCAACTAATGAAATAACTCTTACTATTTCTAAAGAAAGATTTGAAGATTATATTTCACCTTTGATGAAGAATGAGGCAGATGTAAAATTAACAACTAGACCAAAAGAAGGTGATTTAATCTATTTCCCATTGGGTGATAGACTATTTGAAATTAAATTTGTTGAACACGAAAAACCTTTCTATCAACTTCAAAAAACCTATGTTTATGAATTGAGATGTGAACTCTTCCGTTATGGAGATGAGGTTATTGATACTGGTATTGCTGAGATTGATGATGAGTTAACTGGAGATAATGCTGATGGGATTACAGAGGATGGTATTCCAACTATTTTAGGTCCAACTCAAACATTCACTCTAGTTGGCACAGGATCGACTGCAGCAGCAGAAACAAGTATTATATCTACTGGTGGTATAAGATTCGTACAAATTACTGACAGGGGTGGTGGATATCTCCAGAGTCCTACTATAGGATTCTCATCAGCACCTTCAAGTGGAGTAACTGGTATTGCCACTACAAGGATGATTGGTGGTATTCAGGTATGTAATTTAAATGTAAATGCAAATGCCAAATCTGTTCAAAACATAGATTTAGTTAATCCAGGTTCTGGATATACTGTTGCACCTCTTGTACAAGTTACTGGAGGCGGTGGAGCAGGTGCAGCAGCAACTGCATATATTGGTAATGGATTAGTTGGAGTTATCACTGTAACATCAGGTGGTGGTGGATTTACAACGTCGCCAATTGTTACAATTGCAGGTCCAACAGGAGTTGGAACCACTGCTACAGCACATGCAGTATTGAGTTCTGGAGGTAGTATTACTGCTATTAATATCACCAATGCTGGTGCTGGTTATACTCAGATACCAAATATAACAATATCTAATCCTTCATTAGATTCTTCAGGCAATTACATATTCAATGAAACCGTAACAGGTTCAGTAAGTGGTGCTACAGGAAGAGTTAGAACTTGGGATTCTATAACAAATATTTTAGAAGTATCTTCAATCTCTGGTGCATTTAGTATTGGAGAAAATATAGTTGGATCTGTATCTAAGGCATCACATGCATTACGCATTGTAGATGAGGAACCTACTGATGATGGATTTGCTGACAATACTAATATAGAAGATGAAGCAGATAAGATATTAGATTTTACTGAACAAAACCCATTTGGTACTCCCTAAATAATATACCAGGACTATAACAATGTTTGAATATTTTTATAACGAAATTCTGAGAAGAACCATTATTGCGTTTGGTACTTTGTTTAACGGCATTACTGTTAAGCAAACCGATTCGACGATAAGGGTTCCTTTGGCATATGGTCCTACTCAGAAGTTCTTAGCAAGATTAGAGCAATCACCTGACTTGAATAAGTCTACTGCCATTACTCTACC